AGTATATAACACATATATACAGGAGTTAAATAGAAAAGAATCTGCCGATAGAGCAGTAGAACGAAGCATATTACTTATGCAGAAATGGGGTGAAGAATATGAAAGACCTTTTAATAAGTTTTTTAAAGAGGTCAGTAAGCCATTGGCAATTCATTATATCAAATCAGGACGTATTAGTCCTTGGGTTATTTTTAATAGTGATAATGGTGCTGAATTAATCGATAGTTTTTCTGATGAAGAATTGTTTATTATTAATGATTATTTAGAACCTGCATTTTGGACACGAAAGTTCAATGCTAGAGTAGAAGATGTACAGTTTGTAAAAATGATATTAAATAAGGCAGGAATATAATGGCAACTAAAAGAGAAACTTCAACAATAGGTAATTTAGTTATACAGAAAGACCCAGAAACAGGAGAATTGTACTTAGAATTGCCCAAAGAAACTTTGAAGAAGTTAGGATGGAGTGAAGATGATGAGTTACAGTGGATAGAAAATCCAGACGGAACTTGGAGTGTAATCAAAAAGGAGAATAAGAAATGAATCCAGATGACTTAATTAGTAATACAGATTACTCGGGTGTAACAATATCAGTGGATGATTCTTATTGGAATGATATGGCTGACCCAAGAGATGATGAAATTAAATCTATGAATGATAGATTGTCAGCAATTGAAAATCGTTTATTAATTCTTGTACCAAATAAAGAGATGTTAGAGAAGTATGAAGTGTTACAGGACATATACAAACAGTATAAGGTAGCAGAAGCATTACTTTCTGGTCCTGAATCGGAGATAGAATGAAACATACTAGACAATATACGTGGGAAGGTGTACAAGAGGCAGTCAATTCAATTGCTATGCAACTGTTTAAAGATGAATGGCGACCAGATTATATTGTAGGTATAACTCGTGGTGGATTAGTACCAGCAGTTCTGCTTTCACATGCTACTGACATTCCAATGCACACATTATGTGTTCAATTAGAATCAGATGGGTTAGATGAAAACACAGAACGAAATGCTAAAATGGCTAGAGATGCATTGAAGAATAATAAAAAGATTTTAATTCTGGATGACATCAATAGAGGCGGAGATGCAATGGAATGGATTCAAAACGATTGGCAAGATGCAGTTGGTATGATGGGAGACTATAAATCAGAGTCGTGGCATAGTAATGTTAGATTTGCTTCATTGATTGATAATCCTAATTCTAAAGTTCCTATGGACTATTGTAATGAAGAAGTTGACTTAGATGAGGAAAATATCTGGGTGGAGTTTCCGTGGGAGAGTTAATAAGACGAAATCCTAAAAGAACACAAGAAAGGCTTTTAAAACTTCGTAAGATTGTAGGACCAGAAAAGAATCCTAAAAGACGATTTGTAGCAGAATTTGAAAATGAAGAATATTTAAAATGGACTTGTGTTTCTTGTAAGGGTGTAGATTATGGAGAAACTCACTTAATTAAAGGTGCAGGCAGACTAGGAGAATTAGTAGATTGGTGCGATGATAATTGTAATAAGTTATATGTTTTAGGTATGAACGATATAATATTTTTTGAAGATGAAAATGATGCGGCAATGTTTACTTTGGTATGGAAATGAATATAGTAAAAACTGATATTGATATTGATGTAGTTGATAGAGAATCTCTGTTAACACACTTCAAACATATTCCAGCAATTATCAAAAAGAAAGATGATACGTATGATAAACATAATAGTGGAGTATATCTTCAGCCTATTCCGTTTGACCAGTTAACTGGTTTTTCATCAATTGATTATAAAGAAGCAGAAGACAGAGGATATTTCAAGTTAGATTTTCTAAACAATTCTTTATATGAAGGTGTACGAGATGAAGAACATTTAGATAAATTGACAAACCAAGAACCTATATGGGACTTATTGCAACACGAAGATGTAGTTAAAAATCTAGCACACGTTCATGCTCATATTGGAGTGTTAAGAGTATTAAAACCTCAGAGTATTATAGAACTTGCAGAAGTTCTAGCAATCATTAGACCAGCAAAAAGACCTCTCTTAAACGAGAGTAAAGAAAGAATTAAAAAAGAAGTTTGGATGAAACCAACAGATGGTTCATATTATTTTAAGAAAGCACATGCGATTGCATATGCAGTAAGTATCGTGGTACAACTTAATCTATTTTGCGAACAAGTTGAACAGAACGCCGTTTAATTCTCTTTTGAATAATATTCGTTAAACTGGTTTCAGGACCCCATAGAATTTCAGTATCTTTAGTATTCATATTTAGAATAACTTTATTAAATGGTTCTATTTGAGACCTAAGAAACAGATTTATAGGAATCAATCTATTTGATTCCCACCACCATTGTTCGCCAAGTTCTATGAAATGTTTTCTGGCTTCAGCATTATCAATCTGCTCAAAGTTGTACATTGATGTAATTATACTATCACTGTTGATAATGATTCCAAGATATTCTGTATATTCTTTTTTATTGCCATATTTGACACATGAAAAGAATGGATAGTTATCTTGTAGCCACTGTATTTTGTCTTCGTCTATCATAAAAGATATTTATCTATCCTAGAAAACCTCTGGAAGATAAATACATATATGATAAACTTTAACTTATACCAATACGAACGAGATATAGAAGTTGTTGTACAGGACGGAGACAACAACTCAACTATGACTCAATACCTGGGGAATATGCCAATGTACGATACTACACACAAACTACATAAGGGTATCGATAATACTCTTAGATTTAAATTTAGGGATACAGATAGAAAATCTGTAGACCTTACTGGAAAAACTGTTATATGGAAAATGTACGACCGAAGTTCAAGGGAAAATGTACTTTTCAAATACTTAACTATTACGAACGCAACAAAAGGAATGGGGACATTATCAATCCCGACTTCTGATACAATCCTACTCCCAGAGGGATTCTATCAATTTGCTATGTATACAGTAGAGAATGGTGTAGAGCAAATCATTTATACAGATACAAATGACAATGCCCATGGTGTACTTGAAGTATTAGATGACGTTTATCCAGAGTTTTCAGACTCGCAATCAACAACAACATTCTTTGATAATGGTACAAGAAAGATATCAACTGTGTTCGATGGCGCAGGAGATACTATTAAATCAAAATCTATTCATACATTTGCTGTTTACTATACAGGATTTACAGGAGTTCTGAAGATAGAGGGCGATTTGAGTGAACAAGCAAGTTCATCAGATGACGATTGGTTTGATTTAACTCCAAGACTTATGTATGACCCAAATATTACAATTAATAATGAAACGGGTGTTCAAGGATATGTTATCCAAGCAAATGTTAACTGGCTTAGGGTTTCATATTTAAATACAGCAACTGGAACAGTAGATAAGATATTGGTTAGAAACTAAGCAAAACCACTTGACTTTTGGTGTCCAATGTTGTATTATAACAACTATGGAACTACAACAAACTGTTTATCAATTCATTCCCGGTAAGACAAGACAAAGTTCAGGCGGTTGGCTGAGTTTTAATTGTCCGTGCTGTATTGACCAAGGAGAATCTCGTGCTGATACGAGAATGAGAGGTGGATTAAAGAATGAGGGTGATTTAGTATCATATCATTGTTTTAATTGTGGAATTACAGCATCTCATAGAAAAGGTCACGTTATCAACAAGAATTTCGTCAAGTTTATGAGGTTACTTGGTGTTCCTGAGAGTGAGATAAAAAGATTGCAGATTGAAAGTATAAGAGAAAAAGAACTATCAGAGGGACCATGGGTGTTTACATCAAAGACACAGACAACAAGAATTCCATCATTTGCTGATATGAAATTGCCAGATAATTCAGAGTTACTTGAAGATGTAATAAATAAAGATAACCCACCCGAAGGTGCCATTATGGCGGCGAAATATCTTATTGACAGAGAAGTTTATGATTTTGTTGATACATATTGGAGTAGTTCATTTGGGTTTAAGAATCGTGTCATATTTCCTTTTACACAAGGAGACAGAATTGTTGGTTATACAGGAAGAGATTATACAGACAAATCAGAATCCAAATATATGACAAAGCAACCAAAGAATTTTTTATATAATTCTGATAAGATAAAAGAAGATAAAGAATATCTAATTGTAGTTGAAGGAACAATAGATGCGGCAGTCTTAGACTGTGTTGCAATAATGAGTAACGAAGCATCACAAAATCAAATTGATTATATTAATCAGTTTAAAGGGGAAGTTATCGTCTGTCCCGACAGAGATAACGCTGGTAAGAAGTTGATACATCAAGCACAAGAAAATGGTTGGAGCGTATCATTTCCAATCTGGGAAGAACATATTAAAGATGCGGCAGATTCAGTGAAAGAATATGGAAAGTTATATACATTAAAATCAATCATTGATGGTCGTATAAGTAACAGTACAAAAATAAGTGTTAAGACGAAAATAATGTGAGTTTATTAGTGGGTGAGCCAACCGACCACTTAAAAATAGCGGAGGACAATATTGACAGGAGGGACTCATAACGACCTGTTTACAATAAAAAGCGTAGGAGCAAAATGAAGTTAATTAATAACAAGAATGTTAGAGCGAACGTGATACCAGAACCTAAAAAACAACCAGAGATGCCACCACCACCACCGATGCCATCTCCCCCTCAACCACCAAAACAGCCTGGTGAATTCTTAAGGGAAAATGGTGTGTTACATATGGACAAAGAATTTAACCAAGACAACTGTATGCCATTAGTCAAAATGATAATGGAATATAATCTAATGCCAACAGATAAAGCACCAGAGATTATTCACTTGTATATTAACTCTCCTGGTGGATATGTAGATAGTTGTATGCATCTTATTGATGTTATTAAACAATCTCGTATTCCAGTTTACACATACGGAATGGGTTCAATTGCATCTTGTGGTGTTATGCTTATGATGTCTGGTGTAAAAGGACATAGATATCTGACACAGAATACAGCAGTTATGTCACACGAATTTAGTGGTGGAACAAAAGGTCAGTATCATGATATGCTAGATGCTCATTCTCATATGGAATGGACTAATAAGAAATTGCTTGAACATTATATAAAATGTACTGGAAAGAAAGAACCATACATTCGTAAGCATTTACTAGCACCAAAAACAGACCATTGGCTGACTCCCGAAGAAGCAGTTAAGCATGGGATTGCAGATAAAGTAGTTGAAACATATTGACAAAGTACTTAAAATTTTGTATAATAATATAAACACTCAGAGGATATAAATGTCAGAAGTCAAAAACTATTCACCAGACTTGCAGAAATTGTTCGTTCAATTTATGCTAACTGACCCTCAGTTATTTACTAGAGTGATGGGTATTATTGATAATAGACATTTTGATAGACCAACCCGTGATATTGTTGGTTATCTAATCAACTATAGTGAAGAATATTCAACTATGCCAACTGTTGAACAGATTAAAGCAGAAACTGGCCAAGAGATAGAATTACTAGAAGACATAGCAAAGCATAGTGATTGGTTTGTTGATGAGTTTGAAACATTCTGTAGACACAAAGCAATTGAACGAGCAATCGTTAATAGTGCTGATTTACTTGAAGAAGGTAAATATGGTGAAGTAGAAACAACAATCAAAGAAGCAGTTCAGATTGGATTAGCAAGGTCTTTAGGTACTGATTATTTCCATGACCCTAGAAAAAGACTTGAAATTCTAAAAGACAACAACGGTCAAATCACTACAGGTTGGAAAGACTTAGATGATAAACTTTATGGTGGTATTAATCGAGGCGAAGTAACTATCTTTGCTGGTGGTTCTGGTTCAGGTAAATCTTTGTTTATGCAGAATATGTCATTGAACTGGGCAGAAGCCGGCATGAATGTTGTCTATCTTACATTAGAATTGTCAGAAGAATTATCAGCAATGCGTATCGATGCGATGGCAACTGATAAAAGCACTAGACGTATCTTTAAAGAACTAGATGACGTTGAGTTGAAAGTTAAGACGATTGGTAAAAAAGCAGGAATGCTTAGAATTAAGTATATGTCTTCAGGTTCAACAATCAATGATGTCCGTGCTTATCTAAAAGAACTTCAAATCGTTACAGGAAAAAATGTAGATTGTATTTGTATTGACTACTTAGACTTATTGATGCCTGCAACTAAGAAAGTTAATCCAGGTGATTTGTTTATCAAAGACAAGTACGTCACAGAAGAAATTCGTAACTTTGCAATGGAAACTGAAACAGTTGTAGTGACTGCTTCACAGTTAAATCGTTCAGCAGTAGAAGAAATTGAGTTTGACCACTCTCATATTGCTGGTGGTATCTCTAAAATTCAAACTGCTGATAATGTTATTGGTATCTTTACAAGCAATGCAATGAGAGAACGTGGTCAATATCAACTCCAACTACTAAAAACAAGAAGTTCAAGTGGTGTTGGTTCTAAAATAAATCTAGTATTTGACAGAGATAGTCTTAGAATTAGTGATTCAGACTTGGAAGATGATGATTTAGCAGTAGGAACACAAGATGTATCAAAGGTAACAGACATATTAAAAAGAAAAACAACAGTATCTAACGATTCTGATGATACTGATTCTGCTATTCCACCAGAAAAAAACCAATCTGCAATGAATCTTCGTGCGATGGTAAAGTCTAAAAAGTCCACTCCATTCGATGATAATTGATAAATAGTGATAGGAGAATTATTTTATGACTAAGAAACCACGTAGAAGTTTATTTGAAGAATTAAATTCAATGGCAATTTCTAAAAATGAGCCAGAGAGATTCGTTGAGCAAAAAGGCGAACATATAATTTCTGGCGCAATTAATTTGATTGAATTCATTAATCGTGAGTTCGATGATGCTGTTGCTGTGGATTTAACCAAGCGTCTTGTTAATAGCATTCGTACTGGTGACATGAGAAAATTCAAACGAGGAATAACTCATGCAAAACGAAAAAACTAGTATTCAACAGCAAATCGATGAACTAAAGGTTCTCGCTGGCATTTATAAGCCATATCAACCTGAAGAGACTCAGCAAGAGAATATTTCTTATACAGGAACTGAAAAGTCCAAGTATCAAAAGAAACATAAAATCGAACCAGGAACACAAGAATGGTTTAAGTTATGGTTTGCACGTCCTAGAATGACTGGCGAATCACCATACGGCAAGGAATAATATGAAGGTTAGAGATATATTAGGCGCAGGCTTGGAAAGAAGATTTAGAGGTCCAAGAAAGCCTCGTAATAAGCAAGTTGGTTTTCATCAGAAGATGAAGAAACTTCTGGATAAAGCCCTTAAAGAAGAGGGTGCAAGAATTCAGCATTTAGAAGACCTAATTATATGGGATGGTTCAGTCGGCGGCCAAAAAGCAATCGCTAAACTACATCAAGTAGAAACTTCTCCAAAATCAATCAGTATTAAATGGGATGGTTCACCAGCCGTTATCTTTGGTCGTAATGAGAATGGTGAATTTGTTCTTACAGACAAAAGTGGATTTGGTGCTAAAGGTTATAATGGCAGAGTAACAAGTGGTGATGACTTAGAGCAAATGTTTTTAAACAGAGCAAAAGGTGAGATTGAAGATAGTAGACGTGAGTTTGCATCAAAGATGAAAAGTATTTGGAATACAGTAGAAAGTGTTATACCTAAAGATTTCAGAGGATACTTACACGGCGACTTGCTATGGTTCTCGACTCCACAATCAAAAGATGGCAGACTTATATTTAAACCAAATGTAACTACATATTCAGTAGATGCTAAAAGTGATATTGGTCAAAAGATAATTAATTATGATGTCGGTATTGTAGTGCATGTAGTAATGGACTTAGAGGGTAATAAAAGCAATGTAGATATGGGTAAACTTCAAGCAGGCAAAACATGGATTATGCCTCCAGTGTATGTTACTAAATCTCCAGGTGTTGACTTACCAGAAGTAGACAGATTAGAAAGTTACCTAAAATCAAATGCCAATGCAATTGATAAATTATTGGCAGTGCCAGCCGAATTAAAAATGGCAGACTTTGGTAATATTCTTTACACTTATATTAATAATAGTGTGAAAGCAGGCAACCTAGATAAACTAGGAAAGAATTTCAGTGAATGGGTAGAAACATCAAAACTAAGTGGACCTAAGAAAGAACGAGTAGTTCAATGGGTTCAACAAAATAGTGATGGCTTTGAGGCAATTTTCCAATTCATTAATGGTGTTATGACCACAAAGAACAAAATTATTAAAACGTTAGATTCTCAACCAGCAGATATAGAAGCCAGTACAAATGGCCAAAAAGGTGGAGAAGGCTACGTGATAGACAAGGATGTGAAACTGGTTAATAGAGCAGGATTCACAGCGGCAAACATGAGGCAAGAGAGATAATTTTTTAACTACTAATAATAAGACCATGGGAAAAAGAAGTGTACCACACGTAAAAACACCAAAAAGAGGACAGAAAGCAAGTAAAAAGAATATGTCACATTCAACATTTGTAGTAAAGAGACATCCAAACAGCAAACGAGTTACAAGCGGTGCAATAACATAAGATAAATACAATAAAGGAAGAAATGATGTATAGCAAAGAGTGTAAATTACATTTAGAACAAGTAAATATGACTCGATGGCAACATTTCAGGCATGCGATAGGTATATCTATGCGTTTGTTTATAGGTTCAATTGCAGTATTAATACATGCATTTGCTCCAAGATGGTTAAAATCTACAGCGACAGATACTTGCGTTGCTATAGCAAAAGAGAACGGAAAATGGAAGACTTAAAACTTGTAAATACTTTATCTGAAAGCAGATTATTCAGAACAAAAAAGATGGCTGGCGATGTCAATATAGATGATGCCGCTGAGTTAGTTTTTGTTCACTTTCTTATATTGAATATATTTAACAAAGATTATGATTTCGCCCCTCTGGCAGGTGATATAGCATCTCGTACTATGGTTTATAGAAACTTTGATTACTTCAGAACTAATGGTACAGATATGTATATGGCTCTTAATCGTCTAATGGGCAAAGATAACGATATCGGTGATAGTAAGAAAGATGAGATAGCAAGAAGTAGACTTTCGTTACAGAAAGCAGATATTTTGAGATTTCTACTTCATTATTCTAATAATAGAAGTGATGCATCATTTGAGCAAAGATATCTATTAAGATATCAAAGAAATCTTAACGTACAAGATGGTATGTTAAAGTCTGCTCGTAGACTAGTAGGCGATTGGGATAATTTAAGTCAAAATCAAAAAGCACTAGTTGTTACAAGATTAGTTCAGTATATGCGTAGAAAAGCAAGACTAGCCGAAATAATGCCCGCACTTTTAAAATTACAGAAACGTGGCAACTATATTCATAAAGATAGTAGGTCTGCAAAACAAACTATCAAAAAAATATGGGATGAACCAATAGTTAAAGCCGCGACGGCTGGTGCCGCAATAATTGGTGCCAGAAAAGTAGGTAAAGCCTTAGGCAATAAATGGGGCCAAACAACCTACGTCACAGACAGAAATTACAAGAAAAAACGATAATTTCGTTATCTAACGTCTTAATTACCCTCATAATATGATAAATAAGAGTGTAGGGTACTAAAACCCTAACAGATAAAGCGAAGAGATACTATCTCTGAGTTTAAATTAATAACATTTCTTAAGGAGAAATAACATGGCAGATTCAAATACACTAGGTACTCAAGGTAACGGTCTAGGTTCAAAAACTACAATCGTTAAACTAGCACTTACAAACATGACAGCGGCTAACTTAGGCACTATCTATGCGGCAATGGGCGCATTAGGTCACACAGTTGCTGGTTCAGGTACAGCAGACGGTTCAGCATTCGTGGCTGGTACAACTGACGTATTATTCATCGCTCTACAAGGCGCTGACTATACAGCAGACGCTTCAGACGCCCACGGCGTTACTGGTGCGGTTACTACTATCGAAGCAGTAATTGGCTAATACCTAAACTTTTAATTAAGTGAAAAGCCCTCTTTATGAGGGCTTTTTTTATCTATAAACATAATATTTCCCCTCTTTTTCATAAATAGATATGTAAGTGATAAAGAAAAACACTTACGATACTTGAGATATCTTCCGAGTATTCAAATGCATGAGACTCTTCCGTGCAGTGCCTTGAGAATCCTTCCGAGGTATAAAAAATAGAAAAACTAAAATATAAAAAATAACATTTTTATGTTTGTTATTCCGTGTATGGTATATGGAATAATTATTTAAATGGCTAATTATAGGAGATAATAATGGCTGATATAAAAAACTTTGGTATTCGCGGAATCGGTGCTGACGTTCAATTTGGTAAGTCGGGTGGCCGAGTCGTATATGATTCAGGTAACTCACTTTTCAAAGTAACGACAGACGGTTCAACGTTGGGCAA